AATTTACGAAACCTCTCGAGATTATCTGAGATCACCGTTGCCTTGACGAACCCGTCTTCATATCCGAGTTTGCGATCCTCGGCCCGCTTGATCCCTGAGACCTTCCGATTTCTTGATTTGGCTTCGGCTATGATCGCGTCCATAGGTCGGTAAGATGGATATTCAAGAATCGAAGTCGGACGCGGTCTCCCTCGGTTCCCTCGCTTCCGATCAAGGTTGATCTGAATGCGGTGGTCATCCTTGCGACATACCCGATCCAACTTGAGAACCTGATTTGAAGTCCTCCATACCCAATAGAACCCACACCGAGGACACTTCCAAAGACCCTGCCTCATTCTTTCAACACTCCATCAGTTAGAGCGTGGAACTCATCAGACCAAACCTCAACTATCGGATCGTGTCCCTGTGAGGCCTTGATGATCTGTTGTATTCGATCTCTTGCTAGGCCCCAACATTTCGGACCGCAGAGCAACCACTGTTTCACTATGGGGTTTTCTTCCCTGAATTCCTCCCTGTTCATTTGAGCATCGAGCGTTTCACTCTCACTTAGGATCAGGCAGAATACCCGATCCGCCCTTCCGATCAAGTGTTCTTTATTCCCGGTCCAATTAGACGGCTTCTGTTTTCCCATTATCACTTTCTCACAAACCCAACAGCCTAAGATCGGCGGTCCTTCTTCCGTTGTCCAATCCTCGCTTATCGAACCCTCAAGGTTGAGGTATTCCATCAAATCCACCTCTCAAGTGTGGGGCTATTGATCGCTTCTCGCAATCCTCTGCTTATCTCAATGGGAATTACTGATCGCTTCTGCACAGAGTGGCGATCATGTCCGCCGGCTTTCATGCACTTTGGCTGAAAATCGGTCTCCAAAGGAACGATGATTTGAGGAAAATTCCCCCATAGACAGTAGGGGCCGATCTCCTGCCTCGGATCCCCGAGGATCGGCTTCAACCATTTCCTCGCCCCGGCTACGTTCTCAATCACCCAATACCTCGGCTCCAGCTCTTTGATGATGCTTATTGCGGCCTCAACGAGCGCGAGTCCATCAGTCGGGGTGTATTCTATCCCGGCTCGCTCTGCCTCGGCTTGAGGGGCGCTGTAGGCCCTGCTAAACTCCCTGCATGGCGGGGAAGCCCATACGAGATCAACCGGGTTAGCGCATCGGTGATCAAACGTGCGCCTGATATGTGTCCCCGGGTCGAATCCCGACAGGTCTGCTTGAACTGAATGCGGGACTATCTCGCACACGCTGTAATCTATCTCATACCGCCGGACGAGATCCCCGGCCTCAACGAATGCTTCCGAAGCGCCACCATAACCCGAGAACAGATCAACGATGTTCATTCATTACACCTACACGGAGTTGTATCAAGGTCACATTCGCAGGAGGAATCAAAATCAATATGATATTCGGGCAAATGCTTGATCCGCTTCTCCATCATCCTGCGCTGTATGCCCGAGATATTATCGAGTGCCTTATTTGCCCGTTTGCGCGTGATCTTACGCCCTAGTTTGCACCCGACGACTCCTTGACTCAATCGCGCATGGATCCGCTCTCTGATCACTTCGTCAGTCATCAGAACTTTTAGTAATTCATATTCTGCTTGCGGTACGTTTCGGAATCGGTCCTGCTTCGCCATGATCATTCATGTTCGGCTTCAACCTTCAATGCTTCCCTACAATTCAACCGCCGTACTGCTGTTGCCGGTTCCCTACACTTCAGACAGAGAGTGGGGGGCCGGGGGGAGATCTCCGCCGAATGACTAAGTGTAGTGTGAGACATGGGCGGGTCGGGTCGGCGGGAAAAGGAGAGGATTAAGGCCGGATGGGTTCCCGTTCGGGTCGGGTTGGGGCGGTACATGTTGACAGAAGCGCTAATTATCGGTGGATTCGCCCTCTCAATCACAATTCAACTGCTCGTTCTGCGATCTACCCATGCCTTGCTGCTCCAACTTTTAGAAACACTTGATCAGAGGATAGCAGAGGCTATTCAAAGCGTCCTCAATGATCTGCCCCTCGGGGATCTCCCCGAACCTCCTTCGCCCCTCGCTCAATTCCTGCTCGGACTCCTGCAGGATTCAATGGGGAGTGGATCTCAGGGATCCCCGGCCGGTCTGCCGCGAGATTTGAAGGGCCAATTTCAAAACGTCGTTGAGTTAAGCACCGATCAATCATAAGCGGGCGGCGTAGGCCCCCCTCTCGAGCAACATGGCTAAGAGAAAGACGAAGCGTCGAAGATCACCTAAGAAAATCGGAATTCTAAACGTCCTAGAATCACTAACGTATGCGAGTATTCTAACTGAAGGTGTAGCAGGGACTTCAGTTTTTGGTCTACTTACAGGCGACACCGATCTAGCGCAAACCTCTGTTTATGATTCCGGTCTCGGCATCTCAACCACGTCATGGACGGGCGGATCCGCTCTCTCTCTAGGGGACATAGCCACGAACCCGGGTCAAGCGGTCTCTATCATGCAGACTAATTTCATGAACAATTGGAAAAATATGGCCGTCTCCAGCTTTTTCACTTCGATCACTTTCAAATTCGGACGCCGACTTTTGCGCGCTCCGATCAATAACATAAATCGTAATATCATGGCTCCACTCTCTCTAGGGATAAAGGTCTGATTTAGATGGCGAACGTACAGTCTTATGGACAACTAATCTCAAGATCAGGTGCTGTTATTCCTGTTCTCAATACGGCAACTACCGAAGGCACTTTGGACGCCGTGCCTACCGACCTAAACTACGTTGGATCGGCTCAAGCCGTAGGAACCTACGGGGATCAACTCGGTAGGTTCGTTGTGACTAGGGGCGGTTGGATCGCAGAGACGGATAGCACATACAATTTCATTCGTAGCGCCGGGACGATCAAGGCTGCATTACCATTTGGATCAGGAAAAGACGGAGGACCGTCACCAATCCCGGCACCCCTTCCATATCCGGTTGAACTAGCAAGCGGGGACCAACTCATGGTCATGTGCAATTCAGTGTCGGACAGAGAAGCCTCTCTCACTGTCGCATGCACCAACGGCGAATACCATGTCTTTGCGATCACTCCTTCCGGATCCGGTGAACATGAGTTTGTGTCAGTGTTAACCGGGAACGGAATCGGAACCACACTCCAGGGGAGAACCTGCAGCCATTGGATGGCGTGGGCCGGAAACAACGATGCAGAATTAACTTCCTCGGTCATGCTCCTGAATGGATCAGGCATTCCCGTTGGATCCCTCGGATTCACCGCCTCAGGCGGAGCATCGGCCTGTGTCTTTGCTCCGAGTGGGGGAGTTCCGATCCATCTAAACTCTCGAGCAGTTTTCAGGACGGATGGCTGATGGCGAAAGCGTCGAAGGCGGCAAAGGCTCGTGTTAGAAGATCAACCGCTTCAGAAAAGGCTCAGATCAAAAAGGCAGCGCGCGTTTTGGCTGACTTTGATTTGATTAGTGAACCTCGATACCGCGCCATCATTAGATCCACCGAGCAGCGTCGGTGATTCAATGAGCCAATATGGACTCCCAATTTCCACACACGGCGGGGTTCCTGCCGGTGCTGATGCTGACGTCGGCCATCTGATCCTGTCGGCCCCGATAACCCATCACATGCGAGTGATCGCGTTAGATATGGATGGCGGGGACTCCAACGAAATTTACGATTTCTATATGTTCCCGCCGGGTACGGTTTTTCCTACCGTATCAGGGACGCCTCCAGCTAATGCGGTTGTATGGATGACTGGGTCGAAAGGCGCTCCTAATTTTCCAACAAGCGTGATTAATCAAATGACGGGAGAAGGTCGCACAAGTGGTTTTCTTGTTCTCCCTGCCGGTTGGTCCCTCGCTGTGATCCCTGTGAGTGCTGCTAGCGCCGCAGCCATGACAGTAAATGTCGTAGCGGTGCCTATGGCGGTCGCTTAGATGCCTAAGGCAAAGCCGGATCAGGTAATAGTCCACCGTCTTGAACTCCAGGAAACAGAGCGTGAGATCCTCTCGAGTCTCACAACTGCGATCATGTTCAACCGGGTTGCGGATCCGGTCGTGAAACTATTGAACGATGTGACGGGGACAATAACCGTTCTAGCCCTGCTCGGTGCGTCCGGTGTGCTAGCTGGAGTGGCGTTCACCTACGTCTATGATCCTGACGCCATCATGGATCCTATCGAGCAATTCCTTCAACAAGCGAAAGAAGCGAAAGAACGTGCCGAGTTAGTAGGCGAGGCCGTCAAGCGTGGGCCACTGTGGGGATTAATTGACATGCTTGAAATGTGGACCGGAACGAATATTCCCGACTTCGGAGGGGGGTATGAACCTCCTGCAGGATCGCAGACTCAACCTGTCAATCCGATTTACAATGATCCGACCGACCTTTACCTCGGAGTGACGCCCGACTTTTCTTCACCCTCCGATGTTTGGGGCTAAAACATAGAGAGCACTTTTTTCAACAGCATCACGATTGTGAATCCTGGTTCCCCACTAATTCATGTCTGAATCCGGTCGGCCGAATATAGCAATCTTGATCCTGAATAGACCGGATCTGATCGAAGGTCTCACAACGCCATTCAATCTTACAGAATCGGCATACAAATTTCAACCTCATATTAGATCCCTCATTTCATCGTCCCGCTTCGTCGGATCTTCGAGCCCGAATTTACGAAACCTCTCGAGATTATCTGAGATCACCGTTGCCTTGACGAACCCGTCTTCATATCCGAGTTTGCGATCCTCGGCCCGCTTGATCCCTGAGACCTTCCGATTTCTTGATTTGGCTTCGGCTATGATCGCGTCCATA